ACTATTATCTACAATTACTTGAGTGATAAGAACATCGTTGTCCCACCCCGAAAGGGATCTAAAAAAGACGAAAAATACGCAGGTGCTTATGTCAAGGAACCGATTCCAGGAAAGTATGATTGGGTTGTCAGTTTTGACCTCAATAGTCTGTATCCTCATCTTATTATGCAGTACAACATCTCACCAGAAACCCTCTGGGAGACTCGACATTCCAGCTCGAGCGTTGAACGGATTCTAAATCAAGAGATTGATTTCTCAGGAGAGTTTGCAGTGTGTGCTAACGGTGCTCAGTATCGTAAGGATATACATGGATTCTTACCAAAGATTATGCAGAAGATCTATGATGAACGTACGATTTATAAGAAGTTGATGCTTAAAGCTAAGAGTGAGTATGAAAAGAAACCAAGTGAAAAATTAAAGAAGGATATTAGTAAGTACAATAACATTCAGATGGCACGTAAGATTCAATTGAACTCTGCCTATGGTGCTATTGGTAATCAATACTTCAGATATTATAACCTAGCGAATGCAGAGGCAATTACTCTGTCAGGACAGGTTAGTATTAGATGGATTGAAAACAAAATGAATCAGTATCTTAACACGATACTTAAAACTGAAGGAGAAGATTATGTTATTGCTAGTGATACCGATAGTATCTACCTCAATCTTGGTGATTTGGTTGACGGTGTATACAAGGGGAGAGAGAAAACTGATGAGAGCGTTGTTCGGTTCCTTGACAAGGTGTGTCAAACTAAATTTGAGCCTTTTATTGAGAGTTCTTACCAAGAATTGGCCGAGTACGTTGGAGCGTACGAACAGAAAATGATTATGAAGAGGGAGAACATTGCCAACAAAGGTATATGGACTGCCAAGAAGAGATATATTCTCAACGTATTCAATAGTGAAGGTGTTCAGTATGCTGAACCTAAACTAAAGGTTATGGGTATAGAGTGTGTTAAGTCATCCACACCTGGTGCATGTAGAGATAAGATTAAGGAGTGTTTGAAGGTTATTATGAATGATGGTGAAGAAGCAGCACAAGATTTCATTAAGAATTTTAGGGATGAGTTTGATACATTACCTGTTGAGGACATATCATTCCCTAGAGGATGCAATGGGATAAATAAATGGGCGAATCCATCTAGTATATACAGCAAAGGCACTCCCATACATGTTAGGGGTGCTTTGTTGTTTAATCATTACAACAAGAAAAACAAATTACAACATAAGTATCCTTTAATACAGGATGGTGAAAAGATAAAATTTGTTTATCTTAAGACACCTAATAAATTTGGAGAGAATGTGATATCATATCTACAGACTCTACCGAAGGAGTTTGGCCTTGACAAACAAGTGGACTATGACTTACAATTCGAGAAGAGTTTTCTTGAACCAATTAAAGTCATTATGGATAAGATAGGATGGAAGCCAGAAAAAGTTGCTAACCTTGAATTTCTATTCGGATGACCACATACATTGTTGAATATCAGAAAGCCTTTAGTGCTGGAGAAAATCCTACTGAGAAGGAATTTTTTGATAAAGACGAAGCAGAATGGTTTGAAAGAGCCATGAAGCGTTCAAATTACATTACAAAATTATTTAAGAAAAGTCCATGAGTTTTTTACAGGATGTAGTAAAGGAGATCGGAAATGAATACGCTTCTCTCGTTAGTGATGGTGTTGCTGCTGGTGATACTAGTTCGTTTATCGACACAGGTTCGTACATCTTTAACGGACTTGTCTCAGGAAGTATCTACGGAGGTATTCCAGGGAACAAGATCACAGCTATTGCAGGTGAGTCAAGTACTGGCAAAACATTTTTCTGTCTTGGCGTTGTACAGCATTTCCTCGAATCTAATCCTGATGCTGGCGTTATTTATTTTGAGTCTGAAAGTGCTTTAAGTAAGGAACAGATCGAAGAGAGGGGTATTGATTCATCTCGTATGATGATTGTTCCTGTTACTACTGTACAGGAGTTTAGAACACAGTCTATTAGAATATTAGACAAGTACTTAGAGCAACCAGCAGACAAAAGACAACCTTTAATGTTTGTTCTTGATAGTCTTGGTATGTTATCAACCAGTAAAGAGGTTGAGGACAGTGAAGCAGGTAAAGATACACGTGACATGACTAGAGCACAAGTTGTCAAGTCTATCTTTAGAGTTCTAACTCTTAAATTAGGTAAAGCAAACGTCCCAATGTTGGTTACTAATCATACATATGATGTAGTAGGTGCGTATATTCCTACTAAAGAGATGGGAGGTGGAAGTGGACTCAAATACGCAGCAAGCACAATCATATATCTATCTAAAAAGAAAGAAAAGGATGGTAAGGAGGTTGTGGGAAATATTATTAAATGCAAAACAGCTAAAGCTAGATTAACTAAAGAGAATAATCAAGTGGAGGTAAGGTTGTACTACGACAAAGGTCTGGATAAGCACTACGGTTTATTAGAACTGGGTGAGAAGTATGGACTATGGAAGAATATAGCAGGTAGATATGAGATGAATGGTAAGAAAGTATATGGTAAAGCAATCTTGTCAGATCCAGAGACATATTTTACTCCTGAAATAATGCAAGCATTAGATGAATGTGCTTCTAAGGAATTCAAGTATGGTAACTAATCTTACAGATTATATTAGATGTTATGATGGGTTAGCACCCAAGACTTTTTGTGATGCCATCATTGAATCGTATAGTATTACTAAAGGACAGTACCTTGATAGAGAACAAAGACCCTCTTTCTATGAGTTAAATATATCACAGAGGTATATTGCTAAAGACCCTCAGTGGATGGGTATACAAATGCAATTGACATCTATCTTTACTGATGCTGTCAATCTTTATATTGAAGATTTGGATTGTCTTAATGACTTTCCTTTAAAATATGCCTTTGAAGAGAACCGTTTAAAACTATACGATAACAATGCCTACGACCAGTTTAAAGATCATGTCGATGTTCAGGATTATTCTTCTGCTCGTAGATTTTTGGTGTGTTTCCTCTACCTTAATACAGTTGATCAAGGTGGAGAAACAAATTTCCCTAGACTAGACTATGCAATTAAGCCTGAATGTGGTAGAATATTGATGTTCCCACCAACGTGGCAATACAGACATTCTGGACTTCCTCCTGTGTCTGATAAAAAATACATTATTGGTACTTACCTTCACTACCTATGAATTTAGAAGTTACTATACTAGGTAGTCTGATCTATAATGATGAGTATACTCGTAAGGTACTACCATTTATTAAGTCAGATTACTTTCAAGTTAAGTCTCATAAGATAATATTCTTAGAGATACATGAGTATGTTACTAACTACAATTCATTACCTTCTTTAAATGCATTAGGTATAGAATGTCAAGAACGTACAGATTTGACTGAAGAACAGTTCAAAGAAATTATTGAGGTGTTGAATGATTTATCGAAGGAAGAGCATGACTTGGATTGGATTGTTGACACGACGGAAAAGTGGTGTCAGGAGAGAGCAATCTATCTTTCTCTTATGGAATCAGTTAAGATTGCAGACGGTCAAGATGAGAAGAGAGATAAGGGATCTATTCCACAAATATTAAGTGATGCATTAGGTGTATCATTCGACCAACATGTAGGACATGACTACTTACAGAACTATGAAGAAAGGTTTGACTTCTACCACAAGAAAGAAGAAAAGATTCCATTTGATTTGGAATTTTTTAACCGTATTACAAAGGGAGGGTTACCGAATAAAACTCTCAACATTGCTCTTGCTGGCACAGGGGTTGGAAAGTCTCTTTTCATGTGTCATGTGGCAAGCTCAGTCTTACTCCAAGGTAAAAACGTCCTCTACATCACTCTCGAAATGGCAGAGGAGAAGATTGCGGAGAGGATTGATGCTAATTTACTTAATGTCCCAATACAGAAACTAGCAGAACTTCCTCGAATTATGTTCGAGAATAAGATTAGTAAATTATCTAAGAAGACACAAGGTAAACTTATAATTAAAGAGTATCCTACTGCATCTGCTCACGTAGGACATTTCAAATCATTATTAAATGAGTTAGAACTCAAGAGAAATATTAAACCAGATATTATATTCATTGATTATCTAAACATATGTGCCTCACAAAGGTACAAAGGTTCTATAGTAAATTCTTATACTTATGTCAAAGCAATCGCAGAAGAACTCAGAGGTCTCGCAGTCGAAGCAGGAGTTCCAATCGTTTCTGCTACGCAAACTACCCGTAGTGGGTACGGTAGTAGTGATGTGGACCTTACCGACACCAGTGAATCTTTTGGTCTCCCTGCCACTGCTGACCTTATGTTTGCTCTTATTTCTACCGAAGAGCTCGAAGAACAAAATCAAATAATGGTCAAGCAGTTAAAGAATAGATATTATGACCCTACTTTAAACAAAAGATTTGTTATAGGTATTGACAGATCTAAGATGAGGCTGTATGATGTCGAAGACGCTCAGAAAGACCTAATTGATTCTGGTGCTGAAGAGCAAGTCATTAAAAAAGTACAGGGTAAAAAATCCTTTGCAGAACTAAAGTATGATTGATTTCAAAAAGTACGAACACTTTGTAGATGCTGTCACGTCCGACAGTTCCAAAGACTTTGTTGCACTTGCTGATCGTATGGGTGAGCTTGATAGACAAGGTGCTAACATTGAACGTCTTCTAACTGCTGCTGTTGGTATCAGTGCAGAAGGTGGAGAGTTCACCGAGATAGTAAAGAAGATGGTATTTCAAGGTAAGCCATGGAATGAAGACAATAGGGAGCATCTTATTATAGAATTAGGTGATGTTATGTGGTATGTAGCACAAGCATGTATGGCATTAGAGATTGACTTTGATGATGTTGTCAAAGGTAATGTCAAAAAATTAGAGAAGAGATATCCTGGTGGTAGTTTTAGTATAGATAAGTCAGAGAACCGTGCTACGGGAGATAGATAATGCATATATTATTGACTCTTATTGGCATAGGACTTATTCTAACAGTCTTAGTGTATTCTATTATTCAAAAGTATAACCCACATTAAAATGGTACAGAATATGAAGGGGTATTTACCCCTATTTGCATCCAATATCCTCTTAAATTATATTGAGGAAGATACAACTGAATTACGTGATGAAACTTCATATGTAATTGCAGAAAAGTCTGATGTGTCTAAAGATGATTCATCAAGTAATTATAGAGTCTTAGAAAAGTATCCAAGAATAAGAGATATTATTTTAAATAAATTTAAGATTGCTGCTGACGAATTTTTAGGTGTGGGTGAAGGAGAGTATATTATATCTACATCTTGGTTAACAAAGACAGAACCTGGTACAGATTCACAGTTCCATAACCATAAGAATAGTTACTATAGTGGTGTCTATTATTATGATACGTACACTGATGATATGGGTGGTATAGATTTTGATAGTCCTATTGAAAATTTAAAAGCTTATCACCTTCCTCCTAAACAGATTCATATGACAAATGCTATAAGTTGGTCATTACCAGTACAAGAAAATATATTATTATTCTTTCCAAGTTATCTTAAACATAAGGTAGCGATGAATAATTCTGATAGGGATAGGAGATCTTTAGCATTTAATATAGTTCCTGTAGGATTCTATGGTGATGCTGATTCTGCATTTGATACTGAATGGTTACCAAAATGACAAGAGAACCTTACACACATGGAAATTTATCCGTAGTAGTTCCTATGGATGATATGACATACATTCTTACACAATTATGGAAGTGTAGAAAGAGTGAAGGTAAGTGTGAACAGATGTATGAAAAGTATAAAGCATTAATACCAGCGAAAGAATAAATAATATTGGAGACCTGCGTATGACTAATGGCATTTACGGCAACCACTGCTGATAAAGAATCGTTACAAACTCTAGCGTGTGCTGTGAGGCAGACTCTACCTGGAGATATTACTCCAGACATCTTATCAGAAAAGATGGAGACTCTTAGAGATCTTGATGTTAATATTAAAAGGCATTGTTTTATAGACTATGCTGCAATGGAGAAGAGGTTTTCAAATTGGGTTACAGGTGGAGCAGAAGATTGGATAGAATCATCATGTTACATTGCTAATAAAGCACATGGTCCTTTCTTTAAACAAGCAACGTACAATTTTTATAGACAGGATCTTGTTCCAGATTTTAAAGGGACTTATAATAAAATAAAAGGTAGGATTAAACAGAAAGCATCAAGACAGATGCTTAAGAAGATGTATTCTGTTGTTGGTATGAGTGAGGATAAGTGGAACCCTGCTGATATAATTGCTATAAAGCATTCTCAAGCATCTAATGTATTCAATCAACTTAAAAACTTTAAGGCAACTAAAAATAATCAGATGTCTAGGGATGTTGAGGTAGAGAATAGAAAACTTAAAGCAGGTATGCCTGGTGAGTCTGCTAAGAATATCCAGATGATGCAAGACCTTGATGAGATGTATGAATACAATCAACTGATAGATGATTTGTTTACAGATAAAACATGTATGGGTGTGTCTTTGAAGAAGGCATTATCACCCTCAGTTAAAACTGCTATACTTAGACATAAGAAAGTTAAGGGCATGAAGGAAGCTCTTAATATGAAGATAGAAGTTACTGAAGTTAAGTACCTTGAAAGTAATCAGAAGTGTTTGGTTTATTTTAATCTAGCAGATAAGAAGGGACATTACTTAGACATCAGGGGATTTGAGAGTAGTAAAAAGATTGCTGATATACAGGTACAACTTTCAAAGACTGGTAGTTCTGCTGCTCATGGTAAGATTACCCTACCTGTTATTACATTGATTACTAAGAAGAGTCTTGGTGGTAGAGCATTTATAAAGATGAAATCAGAAAGGAATAAGATCTTTAAGAAGACATTTCAAAAGAGTGGTATTCATAGCTTTACTGATTGGAAAATTTTTGATTCTTATACTAAGAAGGGTGCAGAACAATTGTTATTAGATGACCTTCAAGGTTGGTCAAAGTATATTAACTTCCTATCCAATAAAAAACATACTACAAAGCATGTCATTGAGACTGTGATGGATATGGTGGATAAGAAACAGATGTTTAAAGCTGCTAAGTTTTTAAAGCATAAGGTTCAGTCATATGAAGTTGGATTTATGCTTGATAATGATCAGAAAGTAATCAAAGAACATGTCCAGAATAATATTATAAAATCAATGGTAGCCTATGCTGGTTCAAAAGGTATGTTTATCTTTACCAACAATACTGCTGTAGCATTTATGACAAGTAGTACCTATCTGAAGATGGGCGGTTGACAAACTGGCACACTACTGTCCCACGACCCTCTGAGATGGATTATAATACAGGGGTAATCGAGAGACACCTATGCCAAA